ACTTCTTAAGATTCAATGTTAATTCTTGTGAAAAGAATGTAGTTCCATTTTCTCTAGAAGTGTTGACAGTTTCAGTATATGCACTTGTTCCTTTTAGGTCATAAAAGTAAGCTGTAAGACCAGCTGGTAAAGATTCGATTAAATCGTCTGCTTCACCATTAGTTGCTATAGCAAGTGAACCGGTGTAGTTTACGAAATAAACTCCACTAAGCCCGCCTACTGCTTCCTTACAAACTTCGTTACGTCCTGATGTTAAATTACAAGCCATGTTGATTAAGTTTTTAGTTTTTAATTTTTGTTCTGAAACTTAAAGAGTGAGAGAGGGAATTTCACCCTCTCATTATTCACTCAATTAAATTAATAGTTTTTGTGGATAGCGATATCGTTACCAATACCAAATACAGTATCCGCTGTATATCTCATAATGATTCTAAAGTTTTGAGAACCATCTAAGTCAGCCATGTCCAATACCTTTACTTCATTATAATCTGAAAGTAAGCCAGTTCCGAAGAACAAGTTAGATTTTTGAGCAACTACACATGCAGATGCTGCTAAACCTGGACAATATGCCATTTCAATACCATTGAAGTTAAGTGGTTTGTCACCTACGTTCATTTGGTTGTTGAAACCATTTGCACCATTTGCACCACCAGCTAATGCTTGTTGATAAGCTTTAACTACGTTTGTTGGTACATAGATGAAAAGGTCTTCTTTACCATACACAGTTGCAGGAACTACGTCCACTAATGAATTCAACACAGATAATACGTTTGCTGAAGTAATTGAACCTGAAACTGATGAAGTTACAGGAGCGTTTACACCACCTGCTACTACTGATGAAGATAATTCATTGTAGATACCTTGGAATTGTCCGTTAGTAGATGGATTACCTTGCCAAATAGAAGTTTCAGTTGCGTCAGCTACTTTACCACCAACATAACTAACTAAGAAGTCAGTAAAGTTAGCAGGGATAGTATCAAATGCACTAAATCCTAATTGTAGAGCTTCCCAGCTATCTACGAATTCTGCCTTACACAAGCTTAAGTTAACTTGTAATTCTTTTGGCTCTAATATTCTTTCGGTAAGAGCTACTGTACCCGATGTTGCGAAATCACAAGATGCGTTATTAACGATAGAGTCTACAGCAATCCTTGAGATTACTGATTTGTACTTAACGTTAGGCATGATTGTGATGTAACCGTTGTCCAATGTACGAGCAGAAAGTAATGCCGCTGCAATATATTTGCCTGCGAACTCACCTGCGTAAGTACTTGTAACTGACGGTTGTTCAAAATTTTGTTTTTTTCTCATGTCAATAAGTTTTTTTTGTTTATTTGTATAATTTAGATAAGAAATTAGATTGTGTACCCACAACTTTATCTTTCCTACTCATTTTAATATTTTGTGTTTTAGAAGGATTCTCCTCAATAGGTGCTCCATCTAATTTAGGAAGGTCTTCTTCCATTTTAATATCAGCTTCTTTTTTATCTTCAGCTGGTTTACCTTTGATTTCTTCTTCTTTAGTATCTTCCATCTTAGCTATTTTCTTTTCCATTTCAGAAATACGATATGCTAAATCAGAATACTTCTTTTCCATATCTTCAGGAATTGATTCAACAGGTAAATCACCACCATCTTCATCTTCACCACCGATATCTTCACCAGCTGGTGATGCCATGTCTTCAGGTATTTTCTTTACTTCTTCGTCTTTAGCACCATCTGCTAATTCTACGTTTTCTCTTTCAGTAATTTTACCTTCTGCATCCACTTGAATCTTAATTCTAACATCTTTTCCTTCGCTATCTTTAAGGATTACTTCGTGTTCGCCTTCTGGTGCTGGAGATTTAGTACCATCTTCGGATACTACTTCAGCTAATTCACCTACATCAAAGGTAGGAGATTCTAAGATTGTTCCATCAGCTAACTTAGCATATGTCATTTCAACAGGCTTATCTGCTGATAAAGCTGCTATAATCTTATTTAATACGTGTTTTGCGTTCATATATTGTTTGTTTAGTTATTTAACAAAGTTATTTTACTTTGTAGTTATTTTTTTACGGGTATGTTGTAGTTGTTGTACTAGTTGGTGCTGCCGTTGTTGTGGTAGTTGTAGTAAAATACTCAGTTGTTGTAGTAGTACTAGTAGGTGCTGCAGTAGTTGTTGTAGTTGTACCAGCAGTTGTAGTTGTTGTACCAGCAGTTGTAGTTGTTGTACCAGCAGTTGTAGTTGTTGTAAAATACTCAGTTGTAGTTGTAGTACTAGTAGGTGCTGCGGTTGTAGTTGTTGTACTACTAGTAGTTGTACCATCAGTAGTAGTTGTTGTAGTTGTTGGTGCTGCAGTAGTTGTTGTTGTACTACTAGTTGTACTAGTAGGTGGAGTAATTGTTGTAGTTGAAGTTGTAGTTGGTGCTACAGTTGTAGTTGTTGTACCTTCACAAGTTACACAATCAGCGAAAGAATCTCCCCATATTGCTGATGCAAATACTACTTCATTAGAAGCACTTATAAATTGAAAACAACTGCCACTATTAAATACACTCGGTTGTTCTGCTGAATAAGGTTTGTAAACCAAACTTGCAGTTGGTGCCGCAGCATCAGATTTGTACACTGTGTACACTACCGATGAGCTACAATTTTGAAGATAATATTTTGGTTGTTCTGTTGTTGTAGTTGTACTAGTAGGAGCTACAGTAGTTGTTGTAGTTGTTGGTGGAGCAGTAGTGGTAGAGGTTGTAGTAGGTATTAGTTTACCCAATATGACATCATCCATTCTTTGTGAACCTAACATCACATCGTTTATTAAAATATTTCCTAAGTAAACTGTTTCCATATTATTCAAATATATTTAAATCACCATTCCATTTTTGCCCAATTTCAGGTATTGATGTAGGTGTTGGTTCTCCTACTCTAACCATTACTTTGCCTGGATTTGGACTAATTAATCCACTTAATATATCAAATTCAATAATATCAAATACTATTTCGTTTTCATCTAAAACTGCGTATGTTCCTATTGCCATAATTTTATATTTTAATTTGCTATTACTATTGATTGAGGCATTGTATAAGCTGCGTTTACTGCACCAGTATATCTAGCTACACCTTTTGTTACTCTAAAGTCTTGAAATAATGTGTTAAACATAGTATCACCACCTCTACCCATCATTTGAAATACAGCTGTTGTACCAACTGCTCCTGATAATGATAAGTTTACTCTAATTGTACCATCTACTCCACCATACCAACTATTTCCACTTCTACTTAAAAACATATGATGCCAATCTCCAACGCTTGGAGCTGTTGTTGAAAAATCATTTCCAGCTTCTCCAGCACTTGAGTTTTGTCCATACCATCTGTAATATCCTTCATTACTCCATCCAAAGAATCCACAACCATTATTATATGAAAACAATTGCCAACTATTGGAACTATTAGTTGTTTTTGGTTTAAACCATACTTCAACAGTAAATGCTCCACTTCCAAAATCTATATTAGTTGTAGTACCTGCTATGTTACCAACTGTTGCAGATGTAGGTCTTTCCATTGATGTTGTATAGCCATCACTAGCAAAGTTTACAGTAGCATTTGATACAGGTGTTCCAGTTGTACTTTGGTCTGCTAATGAAGTTCCACCATTTATATATCCACTAATATCACTTCTAAAAGATGATTGTCCAAATGTAGCACCAAATTGTGTTCCAGGTATTGCTACTGTTACTGAACTTGCATTCGCATCACTTCTTATAGCGAATGGTACACCAGCTGCTGCAGTTACAGGTTGTCCAAAGTAATAAATTGTTGGTGTAAATATTGCCATATTATATGAATTTTTTAGCTGATACTAATAATGCGTTTGTTGAATCAAATGATACAATTGATAATACATCTTTAGCTCCACTACCAGATGATGGTGTGTATCTACTTCCAGAAGGTTGTAAGATATTTGAACTAAATGATGCAGTTGGTAATGCAGCGTTACCATTACCCTGAACAGTTGTTAGTAAAATACTAATTGTTTCACCTGGATTTATATAAGTCACATTAAAGAATGTGCTTCCTGTTACTAAACAAGTAAAGAAGTTTCCTGCATTAGTATCTATTGATGCTGTTGACGATACTATACTTGCCGATACTACGTTACCTAATGCAGAACCAGTTATGGTTAATGAGCCAGATATAACTGCTTCACCATAGAATGGGAAATCCAATGATGTTCCGCTTGTACCTGATGTACCTGATGTACCATTAGTACCATTAAGTCCATTTTGAAATGTAAAATAAGTAGGGTCAATATTTGCTGAGCCGGTATTAAATGATATTGATACTGACCAACCTCCTCCGCCGCCAGTTGTACCGGTTATTTGTCCGTTCATAAAGTTATTAACAGCCTCAGCCGCACTACCATCGTATATCTTTATAAAATCACCAACTTTCCAAGCATAATAAGAAACATTACCTAAATCAGGTGCAATTGTAATGACACTTCCGGATACAGAGTTTGTTGTTGCAGAATTTTTTACTAATGATGTAAAACCAACTCCATTCGTTCCACTAGTTCCAGAAGTTCCATTAGAACCTGCTCCTCCACTTATTCCACTCGTACCAGAAGTACCTGAAGTACCCGATGTACCTCCACTTCCAGCAGTACCATTTGTTCCGCTAGTCCCACTTGTTCCGCTACTACCTGATGAACCACCGCTTCCTGCAGTGCCATCTGTTCCACTCGTTCCACCGCTTCCCGCAGTTCCATTAGTGCCGCTTGTACCAGAAGTACCTGAAGTACCTGAAGTACCGCTACTACCTGATGTTCCGCTTGAACCCGAACTGCCACCACTTCCTGCAGTGCCATCTGTTCCACTAGTCCCACTACTACCTGAAGTACCAGAGCTGCCTGATGTTCCACTTGTGCCTGAAGTTCCACCACTACCTGCAGTACCATTAGTGCCGCTTGTACCACTGCTTCCAGCAGTACCCGTTGTACCATTAGTACCTGAAGTACCCGAAGTACCTACTGGTAATTGTGCTATGATAAACAACATATCCTCATTGTTAGTAAACGAATATGTTGATGTTATTAAAGTTACTGGATATGTCCAATATGTTGTATTATCTATTCCTGTTCCTACTGTCCATCTTTGATAATCAGTATGTACTGCTTGGTCTTGTAATACTATGATTGAGCCTGATGGAATATTACCTAAGAATATATCATCGTTATTTCCATTTTGGTCCGTATCACTTACACTTATTGATGTTGCTGCTGATTGAGTTACATTATTCCAAATTATATGTCCATTAAGAGGGTCACCAGTTGTTATAGTAGTCTTTGCTTGATAATTAAAGAATGTATTTGATTGTCCATCTTGTCCGCTTGTACCAGAAGAACCAGTTGTTCCTGATGTTCCTGATGTGCCTGCTGAACCTCCACTTCCGGCCGTACCATTTGTACCACTTGTACCTGAAGTACCACTGGTGCCACTCGTACCACTACTACCAGAAGTTCCTGAAGTGCCTGATGTACCAGAAGTTCCCGCTGAACCTCCACTACCTGCAGTTCCATTAGTGCCACTAGTGCCACCACTTCCTGCAGTACCGTTCGTTCCACTAGTCCCGCTACTTCCTGAAGTACCCGATGTACCGCTCGTACCACTACTGCCTGATGTACCTGATGTACCTGATGTACCTGATGTACCTGCACTTGCGTTTGTTCCTGAAGTACCTGATGTACCATTTGTACCCGATGTACCGTTTACTCCACTCGTACCATTTACTCCACTAGTACCTGATGTACCACTACTACCTGCAGTTAAATTTGAACCTGATATAATATAAACCGTATTAGGGTCAGTTGTATTACCTGATACTAATGTTGCGTATGAT